ATCAAGTAGTGGACGAACCCGTTCGTCCAAGTCATCGCTGCGCTCTGACTGTTTGAATCAATCAAGTTGCGAAGCAACTGCTCGCTCATACAGATAGTGGATCCATACTTCTCCCAGAATCGGGAGAAGCGGTGACGTCATACGAGATGAGCACGCCATCTTGAACAGCCATTCCACTGCGGGGCGGTAGCCCTATACCCCCAACGGCTGACTTCATTGCTACGGAACACGGGATCAGCGGTTCAAGCCACTGATCTGTGTGGGTGTTGTGTCTTTTTCACAGAGCACCATCCTTTTTGCCTCCAGTGCAACTCAGGATTCACTTTCCCTTGCGGGCGCATTTCCTGGATCTCACGATCACCAGTGTTGCTATGATTTTGCCTTGAGCCTTTTTAATTCTTCTCTCAGTAAATTGCTGCCGCCTATGCGTACATTGATGATGCCATTGTAGTATTCATCTGATTCCAACACTCCACGTTCAAACTGTTCCAAAGCCTCCAAATAGCCCATCACGCCTCGGCTGCGACAAATGTACAGTATTTCTCGGGTGAATTGATCCTGGCCCAATTGCTGCACATCCATCATCAACACATCGTTGCTGCCCCAATAGTCTCTCCAGTCACTCTCCACCAGACTGCGACGTCTGTTGGTGCGACCTTTCAAAGGTGGACGTGATTTTTTGAACTGTGCCAATTTTTTGCCCACGTACTTGCGACCTGTTTGAAGATTGGTGATGAGATACACAAATCCCACAGTGCCTTCCGGCAGAGAATCTATGGGTTGACCTTGATACATCCATGGCATGCAGCTACTTACATGAGTGAGATTTCATTAGGCAGAGTCTTGGATCTTTGTGATATTTTGGTAGTGAATGAAATATTTTGGTAGTGTGAGAAGTCAAAAAATTTTTTGTGCCGCAGCTTTGTACTTCGTACAAACTGTAGCGTCTGCCGCAGCGGCTGCGCCGTGCTACTGGCTGCGATTCTTCTCTTTGTGCTGTTTGTATTCGCGAGCAATCTCCGCTCGGCGTGTGCGACTGAGTTTGCGTATCTCACTCAGCCATTTGCGTGAATGTATTTTGCTTTGACGACTGGGTCTTTTGGCAAACTTTTCATTGTATTTGAAATAGTTCATGTAGGCTTTGGTCAACTGATCATGTGTGTCATCCATAAATGCTCCTAGATTTCATGCACTTCCACAGCATTGCTGTAGGAAGTGAATCCATTTTCCTTGATCACTTTCAATGTGTTGTTCACTCTGCCCATCAATTCATCTTTGTGACTGATCAGATATATGCTCTTGCCACGCTCTCTGCTCATGCGTTTCAATATGGCCAAGGATGATTCCACACCTGCTGTGTCCAAACCAGAATCTATCAATTCATCTATGAACAACAGGTTGATATCCTGATACAAACTCTCCCAAACATCGCGGAAAGCAAAGCTCAATCCCAATATCAATCTATTACGCTCGCCTCTAGATAAGTTATCAAAGTCCAAATCCTGTCCCAACATGGTGATTTCCACACTCAAATCGTTCTTGAACACCACTGTGTGTGGCAAGCCCAACGCTGTGAGATAGTGTGTTAATCTGTTGTTTAAGAATGCTAAATTTTGATCTATGATCTTCTTTCTTATGAAACTGTCTTTGTTGGTCAAAAGTTTTAATAAAAATTCTTGATGATCTTTAAGTGTTTGCAAACGATTCACTTCACTCCAATCCAATTCTTGCAGTGCTTCTGTGCTCAATTCCGTGATTTGATCCACATAAGGATTCTGTTCTGCTTCTTTGTTTTTTAAAGTGCTTTTGTAAGTTTCCAAATACTGTCTGTGTTCATAGGCTTCTTTGATGGTGTTGTAAAATGTTTCAGGACGCTGTACTTGTGTGCCCAGCAGTTTGATTGCTTCTTCTATCACAGCAATTTCATCCACAATGCTCATGCTGTAATTCACAGCATCACCATATTCTTCTTCCAGTTTGCGTTGTATTTCACAAAATTTATCATTGTGTAATTCTTGACCACAAGCATAACAAGTGGCTTTGTCATGCAGTTTGTCCAGATCCTGTCCCACTTTGTTCACAGTTTTGTCTGATTGCAACAGTGTCATTTCCAAACTGTTCTTGTCTTTTTGTAATTGTTTCAGTTCATTGCTGAATTTGGTCCATTCTTCCAACTGTTGATGTGCTTCCAGTTCTTGTTCAATATTAACTGCTTCCAACTCTGTGATGGACTTTTTAAGTTTTTCAATGTCTAAATTCTTTTGTGTGTTCCAAATTTTTTCTTTGTTGCTCAATGAATTGATGGTTTCTTTGATCTTCTCATTGCTCATTTTGAGACCTTCTAAACGAGCATTTTCCATGGCCATGTCTTCTTTGCTGATTCTAATTTTGTCTTTGAGCAATTCTGCCTTCTCGCTCAGCAGTGTTATGCCCAGCAATTGTTCAATGATGTCTTTTTGTTCATTGGCACTCATGCTTAAAAACGGTTCAGTGTAAGTGTTCAATGCCAATATGTGTTTGAACATGGAATGTGACAATCCCAACATGTGATTGATAGCAGCCTGAGTCATACGACTGTCTCCTTGACTCTCATCTGTGATCTCTTGTTCAGAGTCATTGATAAAGTATCTCAAAGTATTAGGGCGTCTTCCCCTCTCAATACGATATTTCACACCATCTTTTTCAAAAGTTAATGTGACCAACATGTTTTTGTTGTTGGTTTTATTGACCAAATTTTCTCTGCGTATTTTTGTCAGTGCTTCTCCAAACAAACCATAACTCAATGCATTGATCAGTGTGGTTTTACCAGTGCCGTTTCTGCTGCCAGCATCATCCCCACCTTGATCCAAATTTTCTCCCAACACCAATGTGAGTCTTTGATTGTCAAAATCCACTCCTTGAGTTTGATTGCCCACACTCATGAAATTTTTAACTGTTAGACTCTTGATTTTTATCATTGTAGATCTCTGTAAATTTCCAGCAGTGTGTTTTTGTTGTAACTGTCTGATTCTATGGCATTGATCTCTTTGCTGACTATTTCATCCACAGATTCAAAACGTGTGATATCCAATGTACTGGTTAATTCATCATCTTTTTTGCCTGGTATCAGCACAATTTCTCTACAGTTGTAATCTTTTATGAAAGTTTCTTTGATAAAACTGGCTTCTTCATAGCTGATATCTATGTCCAGAGTGACTTGCAAATGCATTTTGGGTTTGATAATGTTTTTGGCATCATTTAATAATTCACCAAGATTAACTTTTAGATATCTAGGACAATTGTACCAATTGATGTATCTGGGAGTGCCACCATGTTCCATAATCATCATGCCTCGTTGATCATCATTCACATCAGCATAGTTGTGCGGCATGGGATTGCCTATGTAATGTATATTTTTTGCTGTTTGACGTTTGTGGAAGTGTCCTGTGAACACATATTCTTGATTCACAAAGTCTCCAGTCTGTATCAATCCAGTGTCTGGCATTTCTATCATAGCATTCATTAAGAAGTGAGGCAATTCAAAATGACCAAACATGTATCTACTTTTGACTTTTTTGATCTGTTTGTATTCATCTCCCACCAACCAAGGCACCAAAGTCACATCATCTATGGTGGTGGTTTCTGTGATCACAGTGATACCCGGAATAAATCTAGCAAACTCCACTGAATGAATGTCTCGTTTATCTTTGTAATACAAATCGTGATTGCCAGGAAAGAAATAGAATTTTTCAAATGCTTTGCCCAATTTTTCCAAACATTTGATGGAAACATCCATGGTCATCAAATTTAATGAATTTCTATTGTGATGCCAGTCACCACAGAATATGCCTGTTTCGCAATTGTTTTGTTTGGCTTGTTCTATGAACCAATCCACGAATTCTTCACAATCTTGATTGTGAATCACGCTGTTGCTCTTCAAGCCAAAATGTATGTCAGTAAAGACTGCTGCTTTTTTAAACATCAAATATAAATTTCCAAGACTTCATTGTAAACAAAAAATTGAATAAAGTCAATAACTTAAATTTTCTTTTTGAATTCCCTGTCCACAGCATTTTGATATGCTTCTGCGTTTTGACGTGTGTGACTGGGCATCATGTCATTCATTTCCAGAATGTCATCTCTGATATTTTGATTTCTTTTTTCGATATTGATGATTCTCACAAATGAATTGGTCACTGCTGCTGTATAATAAGCAAATGGATTATTGGATTTGCTCTCATCAAATTGTAAACCAATCTGAGTTAATTGTAATATGGCTTGCCCTTGCATTTCGTCATTGTAGGTATAACCTCTCACATTGCCTCGAGTGGCATAACGTTCACACAGTTTCATCCACATCATAGCCAGTTTGGCTGTGGGCTTGCCGCCCTCCTTATTAAACTTGCCATTGTGCATGCCGCCTTCCCAGTGACTCTTACCCACACATGAAAGATTGTCTTTCTCGTCATACTTCCAATGTTGGAAAGCAGGAAAGTTCACTTTGATCTTGGAATCTGCAGAACTTTTGGGATTTTTTTTGCGACCTGGTTCATTGGGTATGTGTTCATAAGTCATCACTCTAAACACCAAGTCTTCTTTTTTAATTTTTTTATAATCCACCTCACACTCAGACAATTTAACTTTGGGATCCACTGCTTTGCGTTTTTCAAACTCTTCCTGAGCTAATCTTTTAGCTCTAGCACGTTTGGCTTCTGCTATGGTTCTAACATTGATACGTTCCAAAGATGACACAATAGCATCGTATCTATGATGCTCGTCTTTGGTATAGCTGCAATAGCTGTTCTTGGATTTGTGTATCTCTTCCAACAGATCTTTGTTGTTTAGATAGTTGATTTTTTTCATTGAATTCCTTTGTAATTAGCCTTCAGTATAAACTACGCAGTTAATTTTGTCAATAAATACTTAATATATTTGACTTATGGCAGATTTATCAAACCAATATTCTCAAAAAAATGCACAGAACTCAGTGTCTGACTTTCTGGGCAGTGATGCCAGCATCACAGGTTTTGTGAGCAAAGCAGCAGCTACAACGGTGGATTTTGCCAATCCAGCAAAATTTGGTTCTGCAAACAGAGGAAGAAATTTACCAAAAGACGGCATGAGTGCAGCCAAGACATTCACACAGGGTGAATCAGCCAGCAAACCTGGCGAAAAAGACTGGCGTGTGAGATTGAGTGTGCCAGACAACTTCAAAGAGAACAGTTTCTTGTTGCCATTGC